GCTATAACTAGACTTTCGTACCATAAAGTCTCCGTTGTACAAGTTCAGGGTCAACAGTTGGCATAATACTAACTAGCTTATCTAGTGGGCTACCTTCAAAAGCGACACCACTGATATCATTTTTTGATAACCAATCACAAGCTGCTTTTAGATCTTGTGTAGAAGCCTCACCCGATTTAATACGGGCAAGGAATTCAGACGTGACAAGGTTATGCAGTTCGTTAAACTGTTCTTCAGTTGCTTTCTTTGTCATTTAAATAAGTAATAGCTCGGGAAAGTAGAGAGATATCATCGTTAAATTTACCTAGACCTTGGTTGCACTCTTGACACAAAAGACCACGCACTCTATTGCTAGAGTGACAATGGTCTACAGCGAACCTGTTACCGTTACCCTTAGGTTCTTCAGAACCACAAATCTTACATTTGTGATCCTGTCTTTTCAGCATCTCATCATATTGTTCTGCTGATATTCCGTAACGTCTTTGTAAATGATAATTTCTTTCGTATTCCCGTCTTTCAGTACGGGTTTGTGTCATTCTTCAGTTGCTTTCTTGTTTGTCATTTTGCTTTAGGTTTAGCTTTAGCTTTTGGTTTAGGTTTAGCTGGTGCTTTGATCTCGTAACGTGTTTCGTTAGGTTCATGGACAAGGTGTGATTCAGCACGAACTGCTTGCGCTTCTGTTTCATATGTACCCAGTACTTTACTGGTGTATGAATCAATAATTTGATAAGACAATTAACTATTCCTCAATACAATTTGATCTAATTTGTTTTCAATGCGGATCATATGATCCTCCATACGTTGCACCATTATTGAAAGATCAGCTTTAGATACATAATCTTGTGCAACACTTAATTCAAAGGTATCAACACGTCTATCCAAAGCTGCTATTCTATTGTGTATACGATTTGTTAAAGCAGCACCTGCTGCAATAGCTCCAATCAGAGCTGATACCCCTGCTTCAATCATTATTTATTAGGAAATAAACCGTTACGAATAAATTCAACTGCTTTATCATCGATATCATTATCGGTTGATTGAGCAAGTTTTGTAAGCATATCTACAATAAGTAGTTTAACTTTTTCAGATTGTAGAAATGAGAATAAAATTGGTCGGATAAGGGTAATCATAGTAAGATTTAACGGATAATTTAAATTTAAGTAGACATTTAACTATGTAGTAAGTTAATATTAAGGTACTGATGTATTAGAAACCTGTTCCCATTGAAGAGTTTCTTCGTTTAAAGTCCAAGATTCCCCATCGTCTGGCATTGGTGGTATAAAAGCGTCTTTTTCATAACTATAAGTATACCCTATACCAGCATAATTTTTTCTAAAATTTTTGTTGTAACTTGTTTGTTTCCAAGTAGTATCATTACCAAATAAAGATTGAAGAAAAGTTACACCAAGAGATTCATTTTCTATGCCTTGTGAATCAAGCAGTTCATCATTAGATACTACAAGTACTTGAACAACAGTATTTGTAAAATTAAGTTTAGCAAAATGTGCCATTTTTATATCTCATAACGAATAATTACGATGCCAGAACCGCCAGAGCCTGCATAGGTTCCGGGGTGCCCTCCACCGCCTCCGCCTGTATTTACTATCCCGCTGTGATCGCCAATGTTTGTGTTGTAAATACCGCCATTGCCCCCGCTACCGGCACCTCCAAAACCACGAGAAGAATTTAAGCCGCCGCCGCCACCTCCGCCAGCATACGCAACAGTTGTACCTGTAATTGAAGATGTACTGCTATATCCGCCGTTACCGCTGGTCGAACCAACCGCTGCTGCGCCTGGCGCGCCGGCACCGCCACCACCGCCGCCGGAATAAATGCCGCCTCCTGCGTCTGTACCGTCTCCACCTCTATTCCCTTGTCCTGAAGCACCGCTAGCACCAGCTTGACCCGAAACATTTGTTGATCCTCCCCCGCCACCAGATCCGCCTGAGGTAGCAATATAATTAGCGCTTCCCCCGCTTCCGCCGCCAGTTGAAACGATTCCGGTAAAACTTGAATCGGAACCGTTGGTACGAAAAGCGCCACCAGCTCCAACCGTTACCGAATAACTACCGATACTAAGCGCCAAAGTTCCGGTACTCATGCCCCCAGCACCACCGCCACCAGCAGCGTAAAAACCTTGGCCACCACCGCCGCCACCAGCAACAACTAAGTACTCAACAGTAGAACCAACAGGTGCAGAAGCGACTGTTAAGGTTCCTGTACTTGTAAAAGTATGGATACGATAGTTACCGGAAGTGGTGATTACACCGCCTGTTGCAAAAAAACCACCACCACTACCCAATAACATTTGCATCATTCCCATTAACGTAATCCTCCACCACTAATAACAAAAGTGTTAGAGTCAACACAAAGAAGTGTTGCTACTCCATATTGCGCTAATGTTCGATTACCAGTATTAGCTGTACCTACCTGACGTAATGTTACACCTGTATCTTCTGTAATGGTTTGATCTGAAGTACTATTATTATAGATACTAACTGCATCACCTATACTAAATACACTGCTAGGTACTGTAACGCCACCTGTAGCAATATTAATGTGTTTGCCTGCATCAGCTACAACTAATGTATAAGCAGCAGTTTTTGTATTAGCTGGGATTTTTGGATATGTTTGATCAGAAGCAAATGTATTTGAAGCAGTAAATGTATTTGAAGCAGTAAATGTTTGTGGAGAATCTAGTTTAGCTGTGTTAACATCATATGCTTGTACATCAACCCCGATTTCAAGATTAACGCCTTGTTTAAATGTAGTTTCGTCAGTAAAATTAAGGCCATCTAAATATGTTAAACCAGCGTCAAGCGGTTGGTAACGATTATCAGGATCAGTAGAAGAATATGAATTCCAAGTCCAAGCTGAACCAGTCCAAACAAGTTTAACAGTTAGAGCAGTAGCTCCAACAAAACCAACTGGTACTCCTGTAATTTGTGGAGCAGAAGGATAAGTAGTGTTGTAGGTTTGAATATTAGTGCTATTAAAAACTTCAACTTGGTCTTGTGCCGACAAACCACTTGTATTAAATACTGCAAGAGCAGCAACATCAGCGACAGCTTGTGCTGCTACCACATTGTTAACTGCAGCCAAAGCTGCTGAAGCATTAGATGCAGCAGAGTTAGCTGTAGTTACAGCAGCTAATGAGTTAGCTAAAGCTTGTGGAGCTTGACTGCTATTTGCTTTTGATTCTTGACTAGCAAAATTGTTTTGTGTAAAATTTGTATTTAAATCTTCTGCTTTAATAGCTGAACCTGGGAAAAATGTTGCCTTAAGTGTTTCCGTAGATGTATCTCTAAAGATACGAATAGCTACACCATTTCCAGGTGCAGTATTAAAGCCAAGGGTAGTAGCGTTGACAAAAGTAAAAGCAGTTGTTACAGTTCCGTCAAGTTCAACTTTAACATCACTTTGATCTAAATATTCAAATGTAAATGAATAGTTCGTGGTTGAACCATCCCCTGTGTATGTATTTTGTATAGTTGCCATTAGTAACGAATGTTAAGTGTTGAATCAATTCCAGGCATTAAACCTTGTTCAGCTCTTTGATCAGTCATTTGTTTTTCCATAATACGTTGTTCAATAGAAAGACGTACTGGGGATTCCAATTCACTAAAAGCTAATTCTTCCGCATTTTTAAGTGCTGTATCCAGCATCATATGGATCTGATCATATTTACCGATAGGTACTTTATCAGAAGTTATTCCATTTCTACGTGCTTCTTGTAGTTCATTAATAGTATTACGTGCATCAGCTGTACGCATAATATTTTTGATTTCATTTCTAAAATAACCGTTTTTACCCATAAGGCTACTTAATTCAGCACGTTCAGTATTTAACAAATCAACACCATTACGTTTCTTAAATGCACTAGAAACATCATATTCAATATCATAGAGGAATTGTTCTTCTTTAGACATTGCAGGATGTATTTTAAGTGGTGAGTAAGAATTATAAATACGTTGTAGCATTGTGTATTTATTAGGGGCTTCACCTGTTACAGGACTGATTACAGTAGGTAATCTGTTAGCAGGATCAATCACACCAAGTAATTGGTTACGATTTTTCAAATGACTTATAATATCATTATTGATCTCTTTTAGGCCACCATCTATAATTTTACCAAATTCATTACGTAAACCCCCTAAAGGACCAAGTGAGTTAATTTGACCAGCAGCAAAAGTAGTAGCAGCAAATTGGTTTCCACTTAAAGTTTCTACAAGAGGACGTAATGCAGACAAACCAGCTTGATCAGTCAAACCAGCTGAAAGTACAAAAGCTGCTTTTTGAAATAAGTTCTCTGTAGCTGCTTCACCAAGCATATCAAAGTTATCAGCAATGTTAGCTACAGTAGCAACCCAATTACTTAAACCAGGTCCAAGTACTTCGTCATATTCAAATCTAGTACCATCAGATCCCACAATTGAACGATCTTTCCAGTTACTATTTTTAGTACGTGCTCTTTGTAATTGTCTGTCAACATTACCATCACCTGTAATACTAAATAAACCATCACCAAATAGTTTATCTTTTAAAACAGAACCAACAGCCAAAGAAGTCACAAAAGTACCAATTGCTTTTTTACCTAATGTCTTATTTTTTAAATCTACAATAGCATTTAACCTAGCTGTTTCATCCATTTGAGTTATTTTATAACCACGTTTAGTAAGAATATTTTCTACTAATTCAGGTTGTTCTATAAATGTTTCAACAGAGGTATAAGCTAATTCATTTACATCACGTTGAAAAGAACGTAAAGGTGCAGGTAAATAATCATCAGCAACTCTAACCATATTGGCCATAGTTCCTGGGAACATAATAAAAGGTCTTAATCCAGGTATTTCTTGTAAAAGACCATTTAGTTGAGTATTTAATCCAGTATCAAGGTTTAATGCAATCTCTCCAGTATTATATTTAACTGCTTCATCAACAATAATACCGTTTTCATTAAACATACTATTGTATTCTTTGTCAGCAATCTTTTTAATATTAGCAGGTGTTGCTTCTTTACCAAGACGTTCTAGCTCATCCATAGCACGGAAACGTGCAGTAGCATTAGCTAAGTTAGCAGAAGTAAAGCCATCAAAACCAGTAAATGTATTAGGTGTAATTCTAAATACAGGATCAGCTGCCATATGTTGTAAATTCTCATATTGATCTACAAGAAATTTAAAACCAAGGTTACCTCTTTCTGCTTCAAGTCTAGCGATATTTTTGTATTGTGCTAGTTTCTTTTCATTTTTAATTACTAAGTCTAACCTAGTTGCACCTGCCACACTATTAGGATTTTGTGATGCTTTCATGAATAACTTACCAGCATAAGGTAAGGCTTTCATTTGAGTATCAAGGATAGCACTATAAGCCATCCAACCACGTTGAATAGACTTAAGATCTTTACGCATCATAGCACCAGCAAAATAAGATACTGGTTCTGCAACCAATCCACTTAAGTTACCATATAAAGCTCTACCAGCTGTTCCAACAGAAGACAAAATAGAATTAAAGAAATTAGCTCTAACAGCTTGATCTAAGATATTAGGTGCATCAGGAGTACCATCAATAAGTGGACGCCAACGAACAAAGCTATTTAGAATATCTTCATTCATTTTAGTAATACTATTGATCTTACCGTCACTAAGTTCATATAATTCAAGAAATGAATCAAGAACTTCTGGGTTATTTTCTTGTAAATATTCCCAGCTTTGGGTAAACCTATCACTTTCGTCTTGGATAATACGTAAAGCTTGCGGTGTATCCTCTTGGATTTGTTTAATAAGTTGTTCAGGTGTCTTACCGAATGCACGCACACGTTCACCTAAACGCATAATACCACGTTTCTTATCTAAATAATACTTAGTAGTACCTTGTAGTTGTTGTAGATATGCAAGATTATCACGAATTTTTTCTTTAGCTTGATCAACAGCAGCTGAACCTCGGTTAAGTCTAACACCTTCAGATAGGTCAGCGATTTGACCTGATAAAGAAGTAGCAGTATAAGCTTGTGCTTTAGCAATATCCATACCAGTAAATTCTTTAGCTTGATCATTGATCATCCTAAAGATACCAGCATAACCTTCATCAGTTAATGTCTCGACACCAAACTCATTTTTTACAATAACAGGATCAAGAATCTTACGAATCTCATCAACACCAACAGTAGGGTCAAACAATTCAAGTACTAAGTTATCACCTTGTTCAGAGATTTCATCAAAACTAATTGACCAATCAGCTGCTTCCATACCATAACGGTCAGCATCTTTGAGTTGTTTGGTAAGACCAAGCGTAACTTCTTCGACACCACCTGGTGTAGTAATAGCATATTTACGTGCAGGTTCACTAATGAAGCTACCTAAACGACCATAAACTGATCCTTTGTTTTTAGCAACACGTACTGCATCAACACTAGCACCAATGATACCAAAATCATCAACAGAACGCATTCCAACTTCATTCCAATCATAAAGGTCATTTACACCTTTTAATGGAACATTAGCATTAGGATTTACAGCTTGGTTGTAATATCCAAGCTCATCAAGATCTGCTTCTTGTTTAGCAGCATACCTAGATAGTTCTTCTACTGCATCATCGCTTTTAGCAGCTGGTGTTATATCATTAATAATTTTTTTAGCTTGTGATGTTTCACCTACCATTTTAGGTGCTCTTTTAAATGTTTTGCCTACTTCATCAATTGCAGAACCAAACTTACCAAGAAACCCTACAAACGGAATAAGAAAACCAAGACCTAAATCTTCATTGATGTTTTTAATACGTTTTTCATCTGGACTATCAGTATCTAATGTAGCCCAGCTATCAGGAATAAAATCATATTGTGGTGGCAAAGCTTTTTTAAGAGTACCAAAAGCATTGTCTTCTTCATACTCAGAACTAAATGCACCAACAGCAACACTAGCACCTGCTTCTACACCTCTAGAACCAAGAAACTTCATAAAGGCAGTATTACCTAACCTATTAATGACGTTACCAGCTCCTAGAGCTTTAGTAGTTGCAGCCTGTGCTTTAGCTGCTAGTGCCATACCAGCACCTTGAAAGGCTAATGTAGGTACAACAACAGAAGAAATAGCTCTTACTGCTGATGATACACCATTTTCATAAGGTGTTACCTTAGGAATCTGTGCGCTTTTTGGTAGGAATTTATTAGCTAAATCAGTGATTGGATCTAATACACCACCAACAGGTACAGCAGTTGCTAGTTCCATAGCGTATCTAGGATCAGTAGCAAACCCTTCTACTTCACTTCCAACCCCACCGCTCATTTGCAAACGGTTCCATTCCCCACGGCTCATACCTTGGGCTTCGTAATAAGAGTAATCTTTACTTGGATCAAATGGTTCAGCAGCCATTTCTGGTTGCGTTGTAACCTCACCCGTAGGCAGAGGTTGTTCAGATGTTGGTGCAGTTTGACCTCCCGTAGGAGGTTGTGTCTCTTGTTCTTGAAGTCGCTGTTGTTGCTGTTCGTAAGCTTCAACTCTCTGTTGAATTTCTTCTAGTTGTTCATTAGAGAGTTGCTTGTTACGATCTTCTTCACTCAACATATATTCACTGCCAACATTTGAATAATCTAATGGATCGTTCATGTTGTTTGTTTTTTTAATTTAATTTTGACTAAATCCAAAGCGTTGCATTGCTCTTTCTCTATGTGGACCCATTTTTGCAACACCACTTCTAGCAGAAGTCCCAAATGAATCACGTGCATTCCTATTTGCTTTAGGGTTGCCAGCAAGAACTGTAGTATAAAGATCTTCTAAACTAGCACCTTGTGTAGACATACCTACGCTTTTAAATCTATCTTGGAAAAATTTCTTCACAGGACCACGTAGTTGTTCTTCAAAAGACATACCTGGTACTACACCATAAGCAGCTCTTTCAGGACCACCGAATTGAATCAAACCTTGATAATTACCACCTTCTCCACCAACAATACCAGGATCATAAGTACCAGCAGTTTCAAATCCAATGATAGTAGCAAGATCAATAGGGTTTACACCTAACTCTCCAGCGACTTCTACAAGCGCATTTGTCTGTTGAATAGGTGCTACTCCAGTACCAGTCATACTAGCTCTTACAGGACGAGCTGTACCTGTAAGGTGAGCCGTGCCACGAGAAAATCTAGTTTGAGACATTTTCTCAGAATCAGTAAATAGTTTTTGAACTGAAGGTACTTGATCAAAGATAGCTTCTTCAGCTGGTGAGGGTGTTATCAACCTTCTATTCGTACCATACTTTTCATTAGACGCTTGAATCTGTTCATTAATAGCAGCTATAGGATTTACTCCTGCAAGTTTCGCAGCATATTGAATATCTACTGGAATCTTAAAAGTACCGTTATCAGCATAATAAGAATTTACAGTAGTTTCAATTTGAGTTTCAGACAATACAGCATTTGGTATGCTAAAGACACCACCAACGTTTGCATTATTTTGTAAAATAAGCTTATTTAATTCATTACGCTGTTCTTGAGAACTAGCTGATATTGCTTGAGTAGCACCTTGAATGTTTGGAAAAGTCGGTTTATTAAGTGCACCTGTTTCTGTATAAAATTTATTTGTTTTATCTGTCTTACCTTTAGCAATATAATCTGTAAGCTGTGCGTAAGCTTGATCAGCAGCTGCGTCAATAGGCACACCTTTATCAACTAAAGTTTTAAAGAAATATTTGTACTCATTTTTAAGAGCATTAGTTACCATAATAGTTGTACCAGAGCCTGGTCCTTCTACAGTTGGATCAAACTTTGTTAATGTTTTAGCTTCAGAAACCAAACTTTTTTGCATTACACCATACTTAGGACCATACTTAGCTGTTTCTTGTTCTTTAAATGCCTTAATAGCAGCAAGTTGTAATTTAGGGTTTTCAATGGCATCTACAAACTCTTTGTCTAACGTTTGGGTTTTAGCTCTAGCTTGAATAGCTGCTACTTCAGCATCGTAGTTTTCTTTTAACGCTGCTTTCTTTGCTCGTACATAACCACTAGGTAACGTTTGATTAGGAAATCTTTTGTAAAATTCTTTTTCAAACGTAGCTGCACCTTGTAGATCTCCTTGTGCGTCAGCATTTTCAAAGTACTCTTGCATTTGTGGTACAGCACGATCAGCAAACTCTGCGGCTTCTAATCTAGTATTAGCACGCTCAGCACTTCTAGACTCTCTGTTAATTCTAACTCTAGCAGCGATAGCGTCTTGATAACGTTGGCTATTACCCCATTTTTCAGAAACAGCCTGTCCATCAGGTGTAATAATTTGAGCGTCTAATTCTTCTACTGAATACCGAAATGAACCATCAGCATTTTTTGCAGAGTATAGACCAAAGAAATTCTTTAAAGCACCTTGTCTACCAAGTTTAGGGTTTTTTGAATCTAGCCAAAAAGCAGCTGCTGGTTTACCTTGACTTCTTAGATCTTCTCCTCGTTCAGCAAGAATAGTATAATTTTTATCAGTTGCTTTATTTGATGCTTGGCGTATTTTAGTAGTAACGAATTTAGCAACAAATTCACTAGAAGGTTCTAAAAATCCTGGTTCAAGTGAATTGACATCTAAACCAGATGCTCCATATAAACGGTCTTGTACCTTACCTAGTACAATACGCATCTTATCGGGGTCATTGACAGCTTGTATACCTGAAAATTTGTTACCGTTTTTATCGACAAAAATCTCTTCAGTACTTTGAAGTACCCTATCAACCATCGTAGGGTAGTGTTGTCTTATCTGCTCATTATAAAAACCTTTTTTCCAATAATAGCCACGACCAGGATTAGCTACAAGATTTCTAGATGCTTCAAAAGATGAGGTAAAACCTGCTTGACCTGAAATGAACTCAGCCTGATCATATTTTTCAATGGTAACATCAAGTTGTCTTTCAACTACTGCATAGTTATTTTTTTGTTCAGGGTTATCAAGATACGCTTGCCGTGATGCTTGTGCACCTTCTGCAATTTGATCTTCAATCATCTTCTTAGTTTTTTCAGCAGCTTGTTTACCAAGAGTTACACTGAAATTAACTAATCCGGTTACTGTTGACTCAATTGATTTAGCCTTAGCATCAGCTTGTTGTCGCTTTGCTTTTTGCTCAGCTTCAATGCTTAATCGCTCATTTTCTAAATTGGTTTCTATAATTTTCTGATTTTTTTCTGCTGCTTGCCGTTCATAGGCAGCGTTTTCCTTCATTGCTTGAAGGTCTTCCTGCCTTTGTCTGATTGTAGCGTCACGTTCTTGTTCTAAGTTACGGATTACCCGGTTACCTTCTTCTTCCATTCGAGCAATACCAGCCCTACTAAGTTGAATAGGTTGGAATCCTCTTGGTTTTGTAGCGGGTTGATATTGTAGTCGTGCCATAGTTAGTTATGTAAAAATATCTTGAATAGAATTATATGTGTTTATACCAGGAGTGACAAAAGAAGCTACATCAGTTGCTAGGTCAACTACTGCTCCAAAACCTGTCTCTACACGTGGACCTTTAGGAATTATAGGTGCGTCTAACTCTTCTGGTTCAGCGAATCTACGTATTGGTGGCATTTGTGGTTCAGGTGCATAATCAAGTTCTTCAGGGAATAAATTACGATTTGCTTCAGCTTGCATATCTGCTTGCATTTTTTGCAGTTCAATCTGTTGAATATTACGACCCATTTGATTGATAGCACTTTGCATATTAGCATTAAGAATTTTGTTATTATATTCAACTTCATCTTGAGCTATATCAATAACTAGTTCATATTTATCTTTAGCTGATTCAATATTCAATGCAAGTCTATCTAAATTAAGACCTACCTCTGTTTCAGCAAGACTAGCGTCAACATTTAATTTAAGTAAATCTATGGCAGCTTTATTTCTAGAACCAGATAAACTAGAACTAAGAGCAGTTAGATCACGAAAAGATTCAGCAGCAGTAGATTGTATAGTTTTTGCACGTGATACACCAGATTGACCTAAAGCAGCTTTACCACTTTTTTGCAATCCTTCTACAAATTTAGCTTCTTTTTCAAAAGTATTCTGTTTGGTAATTTCATTTAAGTTTTGTTGGATGGATTCATTACCAAATCTACGTCCACTTTTAATACCTGCTAATTTAACACCTTGTTCTAATTTACTGATTCCTGCTGATTTTATTTCAGTAATTAAATCAAGACCTTCAGTTTTCATTACATTCATTAAATCAGAATGCATTGCTTCACGTTGGAACGCTTGGCTTAAAGCAAGGTCTTGTACCGCGGCTTCGTTATCACTGATTGCTAATGCAGCAGCTTGTTCGTTAAAAGCAAGCTGTGACGCATAAATACTTTCACTTTTTTCGTAAGCAGCTAAAGATTTTGCATACTGATAATCTTGGACTTGTTTGCCATATTCCCAATTAGTAATAGCAGTGTCGTATGCAAACTCGCGAAACAACTCCTCATTTTTTTTATCGGTTTTATATACGTTTGTGTTGTACCGATTAGTTGCGTTAGTTTGCTTTTTTGCAGATTTTTTTACTTCTCTTTCAAGTGCTCTTTGTTCTTTGTTTCTATCTCTGCCTGTAAATATATCAGTCCATGACATAATTAAGCCCTCTTATAGAATCGTGGTGAATAAATACCTTCCCATGTCATCGATACTAATGATACAGGGTATGGAAAATTGCTTGTCACTTTAAGTTCAAAATTAGTATTACGTTGGTGAATTGGTATAGTGAATTGATGCTCTTGCGCTATAGGACTACTATCTGCTACATAAGTTCCAGCATCAGTTACATACTCTACATTTTTCCATTCATCAGAACCGGCAGCTTTTACTTTAAATAAAACTGGACCTGTTCTACCAACAGAAAATGTAACTCTTGATATAGTTAATGTAGCTGTATAATCTGATGTATTAGGATCACGTTTATAATAAAATTTAGGCATAGTTACTTCAAAATCATAACCGTAGCCTATAACGATACCATCTGCATAGCTTGTATAATCACCGTTAACTTCAAAGTAACGGTAACCTGTACCAATTTCAGTACGTTCAGTAGCAGCTAAATAAAGACCAGCATCAGCATCAACAACTGCATTTGTACCTACATCTGCTGTTGGTAAACTAAGAAGCATAATAGCTTCCTTTTGGTGTATTGGTGTGTAGGGTGTATAGATTTTAGTAACCTCATTGGCGGCATCGTATACCACTGCATTGACACCTACAGCAGGCTCTACGGGCCTTGTAGCCATGTCTAGACATGTATTACCAGTAATAGACGTTGTACCTACTACAGAGCTTCCTGTAGGGATCTCATCAAGGATGATCTTACCTATTGTGTATTCATCTTCATGCTGAGATACAACAACTACAGAATCATTAATAATATCTGCAGTTTGAATAGTACCTGGTAATTGCCATTTAGTCCATGCTTGAAATAAATCTTTCTCACCATTATTATAATACCTATAAAGATATAGGTAAGATGTAGATCTATCGATTAGCATGATCACAGAGTTCTGTGGGCTAACTGTTAGACCATCAACAGTATCAGGTATCCATTCAAGTACAATCTTACTGATGTCAACAACAAGTGGAGGTTGTTCTACATTACGTAGTTGTAAACTAAATAGTTTACTATAACCTGGTACTCTATTAACAAAAGCTGAAGTAACACCAACATCAACAGGAGCAATATCAGGTGACATTTCATAATTAGATAAGGATCTAATTAAAGTTGTAGATGGAGTAAGTGTACTAGAATCTGTAGTCACCACGAGAAATTGCTGTCGTTCACTGAACAACATTAAACCTTGTGGAGACGGTAAAACAGCAGACAAAGTAACAGGTCTAATGCTAGCTACATTTAAATCAATAGGATCTGAATCAAGTTGAGTTAAAGCTGTCTTAACAAAAAAATTATAGGCATCATTAGCTACTCCAAAAAATACATTGTCTTGTGATAACAAGCAAAACCTATTAGAATAGAAAAAAGTAGCTGTAATTTTTTTACCAATAAAAGATGGTAAAGGACTAGTAACATCATTACCTGCTGGACGCGCTGCCCATGAAATAGGGTTAAATGTAAATGTTGTTGGTCCTGTATTCTCTAGTTGATGCGGCATGGTAGATGCATTAAATCCAGGGGATACATCACGAGCTAGTGTCTCTTCCCAATAACCTCTACCTCTATTAAGTACAGCATCATACGCGACAAATTGTAAATGATAATCATCTACAGGATCAGTTGTATTACTAATTGTCACAATATGACCACCAAATGATTCCAAAGGAAGTCTACTAACATCCTCTACTTCATCTTCAAACGCTTCTATAGCAGTATTATTTAAACCACCTTTAGCGTCAATATCAAATGCTACAGGAGTACCAGTAACAGCACTATAATCAACGACAACTGCATTAGCACCTGTACTACGTTTAATAACAATACTATCAGGATAACCTTCTAAATACCATATACCATCAAAGTCTGTATTACTTGCTGTATGTTGTGCTTCAATAACGTCTTTAATTTTATCAATAAGATGATGATTTGTGTTTACATTAGCAGCATCATACAACAACATATCATCAAATGTTGTACTGTTTTGACTTGTTACTTCAGCTTCTACATTTTGAATAGTAACAGTATAAGTATAAGTTTCTACAAGTGTATTAAGTTTAATAGTTGCAACAGTCTTAGGAGTATAAGTATTGTTAGGCTGCATAGCAGCAGCAATAGTTTTATTTGTAATTACTGTAACATCTTGCACACTACGGAAATGATAATCATTTTGAGTAGTACCTGTTAGATATGATGCACTGTTATTAGTAATTGTGCACCACGTACCGTCAGCTGCAGTCCATACATAAATGTCTGTACCTTTAATAGCACCAATGTAAGATCCAGCTGCATCACGTTCAATAAAGAACCATGCAGCACCATCTAATTCAGCCTTAGTAAATGCAGTACCATTAGCTTTCTTCAATACATTAGTATGTTTCATCCCTGGTCTTTTTAATAGACCATAAGTAGGATCCGGGTAACCGTTAATACATTCAGTTACTTGTCCTAATAATTTTTTGTCATCATTTTGTCGTGAGACACCACCAAGAAAGTTTGGTATTAGCTGTGTTACTGCTGGCATTAGCGTTGTAAAGTATGGAACGGTTGATAGCTTTGATAGAAATTACCACCTTTAGGACTACCAAAGAAAGTATAATCTCCTTGGTTACATTCATATTCTAAAGCAGAAGATCTAGTTACAGCTTCTTTTTGAAGTAGAATTTGATATTGGTTAGGATCACCAATGATTCTACTAGACACAATTGCAGCTGCTCTTGCAATAATAAATGCTTGTATAACAGTAGGGATACTAGGCCAATCAAAGTACCATAAAATATCTACGTATAAGGTATCATCAGTCCAGATAAATGAATGAGCAATTTTATCGTAAAGTTTACCTTCACGATTAACACTATCTCTATTCATATTCTGTGTGTAAGATTTATTCAAATCCATATGAAGCATATTATTAGGAATAATTACTTCGTTATTTGAATCTGGTGTAATGGGATAATCATATTCTTTATTAAAACTCCATCCTTCTGATTGTACTTCACGAGACACTTCTCTTAAGGTGTTGAGTGCAATCGCAACGTCCGGGTTGGTTTGGGATTCAATTCTACTTGTAGCAATAGACTGTGTTAAAATCTGACTGGATATAGTCTGTGAAATATTAACAGTATAATTATATGTAACAGGATCTGTAGCTGGAGATACTTCTACACCTGCAACGGCAATAGATGTACCAACAGTTACACCAGGTCCACCGATATAGGTGCCGACTGGAATGTGAGCTGTTGTAGTAGTTAGAGTGGTGCCGGAAATAGAACCAGTAAAGTTTGAAACTTTATTTAGTACGAAAGTTTCATCAGTCGTTAATGTAGTAACAGGAGCCTGACCAACTGACGCCAGGATCTGATTAACAGCTTGTAGCTCAGTATTGGAGCCAGTAGTAGGGAAGGCCATAATTTGATAATGAGTATTATTCTCAAATGTGATTAAAAAAAAGGAGCCTCCGAAGAGACTCCCGTTGGATATAATAATATCAGAATGTAGTAGGTGCAGTAGCGCCGACATACAATTCAACACTAGCAGCAGGGTTGAGGTAATCACAACCGCAAGCCAAACGACCAAGCATAACATCGCCCTGGTAAACCACGGAGACATCACCACTGGTTACTTGAACCTGAGGACCAATTGCTTCAACCATACCGGCAGCTTCTTTCTGGAAGATAAGACCACAGGACTTAGAACCAAATTCAGCTCCAGTACCATAATCATTATTGATACCAGTTTGAGCATCAGAAGCATCTTCAAGAGCTTCAGCAACGAAGTCACCAGTGTTACCAGGTGCAGTTACACCAGTTGTTCCACCGTAAGCAGTACCATAATTACCAAGGAACGGAATGTTCATTGACTTGTAGATCTTGATACCAGCAATTTCGATGATGCCGTTACCGGACTGCAAAGCAGAACCTTGTACATCACGATTAACCAAACCGTTAGAACCAACAGCTTGAATCAATTCGTAGTACTGACGGGGGTTAAGGACGGCAACACGGCCATCAGAAGTAACACCCTTCTCGTCAAGAGCAGCAGCTGCATCATAGAATGCAGTAACCAAGTTAGCAGCAACGTAAGCATCAGAATCATTGGTAGTTGCACCAACACGAATCTGAGTACCACCAGGCTCAACATAACCAGTTGCACTGATAGGAGAAGCCTTACGTGCACCACGTGCAATAGCACGGAATGCAAGACGGTCATACTTTTCTGCAAGAGCGTAGCCGATCTTACGTGAGATCTCAGAACGAAGATCGTAATGAGAAAGCACTTCGTCCAATTCATAGACGAAAGCTGAACTGATCAACAGGTCATCAACTGTGATCGTCTTCTCAGCCACAGGAGGTGCATTGTTGCTATCACCAAGGATGCTGTTTCCAGGAGTATGAAACTCTGACTTGGTACGACCTGTGAAGATAAACTGCAATGATTTGCCGTTCTTAAGTGTACGCTTCATGATCAAGTCACGAGCGATTGTATTATTTTGGAAGCCTTTGAACATTTCGCCACTGAACAGCTTAAGGTACAGTGCGCGCTTGTCTCCAGCTAGGTTAGCCTGACCCAGCTGAGTAAGCTGAGCGGGGTTAACAGAAGATTGAAAAGCCATTTTTAAAAGGAGTTAATTGTTAAGCTAACTCTAAATTGTCTAGAATGTTTAGAGCTTTATAGGCTCGCCGGTTACCTAAGTAAGGTAGAAGGTTTTCTAAAATACCTTTACATTTGCTACCAGTAACTTGCCATTCATATTGTGTTTTGTTGGGAAATCTATCCCGAACTCGATACGAGCCAACACCAATAATTTTGACAAATTCCCGTACAACATCTTCGTCAGTCATAGTCAGACCGACTTTAGGGTATTTACCATTATTGGTAATATAACCTTCACCTTCAAATAAGCCAGCTGCCCATTCAATTGATCTATGCATAGTATTTTTTTTGGTAAAATTAAAGGCTTTACCAAAGCCGCGCGGCAAAGGTTATCCTCGTAAGGGCCAGTGCCAATAGTGAAGAGGGGAATTGCACCCCTCTGTTAGATCTATCTCACTTGGTGTACTTTACACCGCGATAGCAATAAGTTTTGCTTTGCATAATAACCTCTTTAGAAGCCTCCACAAGCCCCGTTCCATGCTTATGGTGTCATGCGTCCCGAAGGATGAACGGACGTGCTTCTAGGGGAAGTTATGAAGCGATTAGCACTCGTTAAATGCTTCACCTGATGAAGCGATTAAGTAAGACCAGGAAACACCAACGCTTGTAGTTGGAGTGCGCTTTTGATACTACTGCTCCTCGGGGAACGGGTACTTTGCCTTTACTGCAAGACAGTTAGCCTTGTATTCATCGATTTGGTCTTGATCGTCTTTGGCGATCCCGTCTAGAAAATCCCGAATCGATGGGTATTCCGCTGCTCGTTGCAATCTGATCCCATGTTTAACGGCTTCAATCACGTCAGCATCATTACCTGCTGGAACCACGGCATTAAGATCGTGTGCGAATAGCGTCTTGCTTGCAACTTCACTTGCTTCATAGCTGATTACGCCATCCTCATCAGTTGAAGATGTGATGGCGTATGGAACGTACCACTGACCCCTGATGAGGCGTGGAGTTGGTTGTTCGGAACCGAAGTTAGTCATTTGAAAGTGTCTCCTATAATTTTATTGTGCCGCATAAACGGCAATACGATGCAGCCTGTCAGCGTAGGCTTTGACACGGGATTTGGCTGGCAGTACGCTTTCGTTTATTAGTCTACCAGTATCAGCGTACCGAAGCCAACCGCGAAAAGATCCAATGACATGTCGCAGTCGAATTGCTTCATTCAACGTCATACGCTTGACCTTCAATCTTTCCTTAAATCGCTGAATGGTTGCTTTGCGAACCAAAGTTTTATCACACCAAAAACGATAACCCATAAAATCAACGCCTCTAGAATCAATAGGAAATATTTGCCAGTTTTCTTTTAGTGTTAATTTGAGCTGCTTTAAGTAGCTTTCTATTTCTTTCTTTAGCAAATGAAGTCTTTCTTTGCTTGGGGCAAGAATGACAAAGTCATCGCAATATCTAAAATAATACTTAACGCCTTGATCCTCCTTTATCCAATGATCAAATGAGTTAAATATTACGTTACCAAAATATTGGCTTAAGTAATTACCAATTGGTACGCCTTCTTCGGAATCAATAATTGTATCCAGAATCTTTAACAGGCTTGGGTCTTTTATCTTTGCGCGGACAGCTGTTTTAAGTGCGTCATGATCTATCGATGGGTAAAATTTTTTGATGTCACATTTCAACGCATACCATCCCTTGCAGTTCGGCATTATACGTTTGATGCGTCTAACGCCATCATGTATGCCCCTGCCTGGTATCGAGGAATAACTATCGCGGATAAACGTTTTTATCCATATTGGACCAACAATTTGAACGATTGCATGGTGAATAATTCTGTCAGGGAAAAATGGTAAGGCATGGATAACGCGATGTTTGCCGCGCTCTACCAGCTCGAAAGTGGTGTATTTGCCATTCACAAATGCTTCATCTTCTAACAGTTGCTGTATTTTAAGCAAATAACAATTAGGATTTTCGTCTACTTTTATAACTTGTTGAGTTCTGGTCTTGCCACGCTTTGCATTTTCGTAAGCAACCCGAAGGTTTTCTATGTCGTAAATTTGATGATATAAATTACCATGACGTTTCATTTTTAAGCCCCCAGCGTCGCAGCATATTCGGCGTACCTACTAATGCTTTATGCGGTGCAGTTGTTTCACCAAGAGGTGTGGCCTGCTCTGTATGGTTTACTAAAACCTGGGGGCAACGGCGAGACCCGATGTTCGTGTTGGAATTGCCCGAATCATTGTTCAGATTCAAGTAGAAGGCTCCATCCTGCGTACCATTGTTGGAATTGCCTCCCACACGGGCTACACGCCACCCGGAAAAACAGAGCCAAGCCAAGGTGATGTAATTTGGCATCACCGTATAAGTATAGCTTTTCTTAATTTTCAGCATACGCCAGGCGAGACCCGATGCCCGTGCCGGAATCGCCCGAATCATCGTCCAGATTCAAGGAGAAGGCCCCACCCCGCGCACCAATGAAGGAATTGCCCCCCACACGGGCCACACGCCACCCGGAAGAGGTCCAGAAAGCATCTCCCAGGTACGTCGTGCTGCTTGCTCCCGTCACAACAGACGGTAAAAATACATCTGCTAACGGATGGAGCTCTTTCTGGTATGACGCTGATCCAGTTGGAACTTGAGCGTAAAAGTCATAACCATCAGCAGTGTTGTCTGCAAAAGCTGTTTGATTATTAGTCAAATAGACCACTCGCTCATAAACGTTTATGCCGTCAACGAATTGCCACGCGCGACCATAAAGATTTTCAATGCCGCGATATGACATGTAATCATCAGCATTGGAACCGTTATCAGTGCTGTTGGCGCTGTGATTACCATCACCATCACTTTGACCTGTTGTCACTCCATAAGTTGTGCCAGCATCAGAGCCATTACCAATCACTTTTTGTGAGTTGTAATCCTGAAACTCGCAAATAAGCAGTGTTTGAATAGCAGCCAGCTCTAAGTAAGACAATACATGCCATCCAGCGCCACGGGCTGCGGCTTCGGTGCGGAAGGTGTTGCGGGTTTGGCTGCGGGTATTTGTTTGACCGCTTACGCTGGATCCAGTGCCAGCATCGTCATAGGTGTGATAAGCCCCAAAATAGAACGCACTTTTGTAAGTACCGTCTGTCTTGATAAATGCAGGATGTGGTCGGAAACCTTGGGCAATAAGACCATCGTTACAACCCAATTTGACTTCACGGGTGTGAACACCATTTAAGAAGCCGTAACGCACGCTGAATGCAGGCACCTCAACAACCACTTGACCATCAGCACCTGTAAGGTCACTTGCTACTGCACCAGCGGCAGGTGTAGCCGTTGAAGTGGCTGCAAGGCATTCCCACAAGTACCCGCCATTCGTAACACGCTGCCCCACGGTGAACGTACCAGCAGCCCATGCCGGTACACCGACACGAAGTGAACTATTTGTGCTTTCACTAATTGTGCCAGTATAAGCAGTGTCAAGTGCTTCAGTTTCTACAATGCGAAGCCAATCGCCTGCTTTCATGTCGCTGTTATCAGCGTCTAGGTAATACTGAACAACCCCAGTATTGTTAATAACACAACGACGCATCCGCGATTGAACGTCAATGTCTACCGCGCCCGTAAGGTCGCTGACTTTGATGCTGGTACCTGGCAGATAAAGCCCATAAGTATCATCGTCGTGGTCCCAGCCAAAGACTGCGGATGGGGTAATTTGCTCCCAGGTTGGGGCTGCACTGGATCCATTGGAGACAAGCACTTGACCTGCGGCTCCAGGAGTGGAAAGCGCCTCGCCCACTACTCCTACTTGGTCTAGATTTCCTGTAAAAGGATTAAACTTATAAGCCATATCTAACTCCTAGCTACAGAAGAAAGTTCACCACTGACATAAGTAAGAGTTAATGTTGCTACTACTGAACCACTTGCTCCACCGATACGATGAACAAGAACTTGATCTCCATTAGTTGGTGCTGCTGGTGGAGTAATACCTACATAATCATAAGGAGGTATAGAAAGACCACCAATATCTTGTACAATTTGTCCGTATGACATTGTGTTAAATAAATAAAAGTTTAAATTTTAGAAGTTATACTTAACACCAAACTTAGTGCCGTAATCATTTACGTCATCAAAGGTTGCTGCAACTTCTCCATAAACAGAAAGACGTTCTGTTGCTTGAATTGAACCGCCAATCTTACCTGTAAGCTTTGTCTCTTCTTCTCCACCATCAGGTGCAAAGATAGAAGGACCAGCTTGTACGTAGTATGAACCTACGTCATTACCTGATTCATAACCAAGATGGAAATCTGTAACATGTCCATTGAAATCAGATCCAGTGAATCCAGCATTGTTTTCAATGTTTACGTAAGGACCAGCCATTACAGGAGTAGCAGCAATCAGGGTTGCGGGGAGGATAGCAAGGATTTTCATTTGAGTTTAGTTAAAAAAGAATAAGTGTATTTTGTACGGTTACCATGAATACCCCAGCCTAACCAGTAGTATGCAGCATTCATGTAATAACCGACTTGTTGATGATTAGTTTGAAAAGCATAGAGATCTTTTCTAAACCTCATCTCATGTATCATGTAATCAGTTTGACATTTAAGACCACTAGGATCTTCATTACGTTTAGCACAATGGTTGCCAAGACCAATGTAACGATGTTTAGATGTCCATTGAATTAAACCATAACCACCACGAAGGCATCTATCATAAGGAACGATAGCACCACCCTCACATATGTTTGATTTAAAATTAGACTCTTGTTGGATGTTACCCATAATGACTGCTAGTGCTGTACGGTCTGTCACACCAGCAGAAGTCTGTAGTTGTTCTAGAACGTACTGCTGTGGTGCAGTACATTGTGGGCATTCAATCATGATTTTTTAGCAGTTTTAGCAGCTCGTTTAAAGTTGGCAGCAGTAGGAGCACCTTTGCTTCCTGGCTTACGCATCTTCTCACCTGAACCTTTTGCGATACGCATTTTCTTTGCGTGGATGTTAGCGTAGAGACCTTGTTTAGCCATTACCAAACTCCAGGGATTAACTGACCAGTTAGTGCATACGCTCCAAGCGCTGCCATCACACCTAGCATAGCTAGGCGACCGTTAAGCATCTCAGCTTTTTCGTTATGTGTCACAGTGTAATTTTCGTCAGTGTACATGGTGGGTTCTTTTGCAAAAAGGTTTTGTTGTCCGTGTTCGTTGGTGGTAACAGTCATTTAGAAATCAATGTCAGAGTTTTGTAGTTTACGAATTACATCATCCCTAAAAGCAGGATCACGATCATAACGTGGATCACTCATTGCTTGTACAAGTTCTTGTTGACTGCGGAATGCATTATCAGCAGCAGGTGCTGCAGAACGTCCAGTCAGTAACTGACCATCTTTACCAACAGCATCAATATACTTACTATTCAATGCTTGTACAGCAAAGAAGATAGCGTTAGCATTACCATCAGCCATCACTGAATCATACATCTCAATCGCTTCTTTAGAAAAAGATTCACCAGCCCAGTTTAGCATGTCTTTATAAGTAGACTCGCCACCAACCATATCAAACAATTGATTAGCTTGCTTTTCTGTTAGTTTACCTGAAGCTTCTTCTTGTACGTCTTCTTGTTCATCGGGGACTTGCTCTTCTTGTTCTCGTTCTTCACCGACTTCCGGTTCTTCACGCGGTTCACCTAGTTTCTTTTGTAATGCAAGGTAAGCCTGTTCAAGAGATTGTGTATCTTGAAACTTACCTGCTAGTAGCTGTTGTTGTTTCCCTTCGTTAGCCTCGGCAACAGCGAGAGACTCTTGCTCATCAGCATTAAGTTCTGGCTGATCAGCGGGTGCATCATTAAGTGTTAGTGTTTCGCTCATTGAATTGGTGGTTGTTGTTGTTGTTCTTGTTGCATCATTTGTGCAGCAGCTTGCTCACGTTTCTGCTCAACAGCAGCCATCTGTGGTTCTTGTTGTTGAGCCATCATTTGTTGTTGTTGAGCCATAGCTTGCTGCTGTTCTTGCTGTATCTCTTGCATACTCTTAACAAGATTCAATACATCAATACCAGATGCTGCTGCCAAACGTTTAACAACTTCTTCTGGATTAATAAATTGTTGAATAGCTTCTGGTCCCATTGTTTGTGCAATGATCTGTAGGAATTGACCAAGACTTTCACGATCTTGTCCGCGACCAAGTGCATTAATACCAGCAACAATAGTAGGCTTAACGATACCACCTTTAGGTAAACGTGGGATCTCACCTGTTTTTTGTGCAACGTTTAGTTTACGGTTTAGATAAGGTACAAGAAACTCCACAGTAAGTAGACTAAATAATCCACCAAGTTGGCGTTCTAGTTCCATCTGAGTCATACGTACTTCTTCAGCTGTAGTACGTTCTGATTGTCTTACATTAAGAACAAGGAATGCCTCACTTAAACGTTGACTTAAAGTACCCATCATTTGATAAGCAGTTTGGAAGTCAGCCGTTTTACCAACCTGTACTACACCAATATCATCAGGTCTTCCCTGAATGATAGCACCGTTACCTGCTTGTGAAAGCGTTGATGGTTTGGTTGTACTGGATGGTGAAATGGTAAACACTACCTTAGCAGCTGCTGCACTACCTTCAACCATTGCTTGTGACAGAGCTTCAAGTGACTTTAGATCACCAATGAACTCTTCAACTCTACCACGTCCATAAACCTCACCGTCTACGTGGTTGAAACGTAATACAAGCCAGGGGTTGGCGTCAATAGGTGCTTTACCATAAGACTTAGGTAAAATTTTATCATCTACTTCTTGATGCCATACCCAACGGTTATTATCTCTAACACAATGTGTGTAAATATCACATTCATCATCATGACGTGATGAGTTATCCGAAGGTGTATTTGGTTGTGGTTCTTTGTAATCTGGATACTCTTTTTTTAATAATTTTTTTGATATTGTTTCTTTAGTTACAATTTCTATAACATTACCGTTGCCATCTCTATCTACTACGTATCGGTTTAAAGGATAAAGTTTTAAAATATCCTTATCCATAAAGATAAGAGCATTACCAGCTACTACAAGATGCTTTAGTGCTTGATGAACGACAACACGATCACTGGAAGCTGCAATAGATTCCATGATAGTGCGTTCAACTTTAGCAAATGACAAGTCAAGTTCTGATCTAATTTTTGGCCCTAATTCTTGAGGCAATTTAATATCATTAACCTGTAGCTTGAAGAAGCTGGTTTGTGGAGGTAGCAATGCAAGCATTAATTTACTTGCAAGCGTCACCACACCTTTAGCTCCAACTGATTGCCACGGTGTTGTAAGTTTTAATGAGCCTTTAGTATAAGTCTCATCCTCTCGGATAAGATAAGGTAGAGTTAGATCTGCTGCTTGTCTAGCAGTATTAAGGAACTGGGAACGGTCTGAAGACAATCTATCATAACGTGTTTTTGCAGTCATTAGACGTTAAGTACTCCAAGTGATTGTGCTCCAGCAGAAATAGCATTATAGCTAGTTGGATTTATTTGTAGTTGCCTGCGTTTAAATCCCTGTGTTCCTGAAGTTCTTGGTGATTTAGAAGCAGACTTAATTTGAAACTGGCTTTCCATACCTGCTCTTGCTGCATTAGCTGCTTTAACACGCTCACTGATTTCCATTTGTTTTAGTTTTTCAGCTTGCTTTGCTTCAGCTTCAAGCTGCAGCTGTTCTTGTCTTTCAATTTCTAGTCTATTAGCCTCTGCTAATTTTTCCTGTTCTTCTTCCATGCGGGCTCCAGTAGCAATTTGCTGTACTAGTTCATTAGGTCCAGTACGATTGACACTGAGTTTAGAGGGATTTGCATTAATCCACTGCATGATTTCGCTATCGCTATATCCTGCTTCACGGTTCATATAGTAATCCGCATGACCGAATAGGTCACTTTGTCCGTATGAAGTGTTAATACTCATGGTATAAAAGTAGGTTAGTTTTCTTCCATGTATTTAATGATCCATTCAACAACATCACGTTGTCCTGATCTATACATAATTTTTGAATGAGAATCTTCTGGAGAAGGATTCACTGGTGGAAAGGTTTCTTCTAATTGATGCATTAAACCACGGGCTTGCATACCCATAGTCTCAAGCATATTGGGGGAGATTGACATTGCTATGCTCGAAGAACGCTGGCATTCTAGCTGATTTAGTTGCAGAAAGTTCAGGGGCTTTGCCCTCATACATTAAGCGATCACTAGAATCCAGCCAAAATTTTTTATCCAAATATTTATCGGTAGTATTAATACCTAGGGGCTGCATTACCCAATTGATAGTTGCCTTGCGGAGTTTATCAAGACTAGGGCTGACAGTAAGCCCCAACTCCCGACAAACAAGGCTATTGGCAGCAACGTGAATTTGTTCATCTCTGCTTATATCCGCACTGACTGTTCGCATTCCAGCGTCACCATTAAAGCGGAAGAATGGTAGAAGAACGAAGAAAATTGCACGCTCGGCAACCATCGCTTTAAGGATCGTATGATCAGGATGCGTAGTCCAAGCTTCCCTGAGCCTGAGAGCTTCCGATTCAGCTTTTTCGTCAACACCGTAAGCATTGGCAATGTAACCAAGTGCCAGGTCGTGATTCTCCTCGTCGGTGACATTTGATTCCAATAACTCCCTCGATAGTTTTGGTACGTCGGTAGCCAATCCATCACGGATAAAACCTCCCACAGGTAGTTCCATATGTCGTAAGGCAAGTGCACGGTGTATTGTTTCCTGAGCACCGTCCTTGCATGTACCAGCAGTTGTCTGAACTGGTGTCCATTTTCTTTTTCTGTTTAGTAGTTTTTCGTAAGGGTTCATTACTCTTGACAATCACAGGTAATTTCTTCATTGTTAAAAAGTTCCTCTAGATATTTATCTACATCTTCTGCATCTAGTGCAGCATATGCATCTGATTTATCTTGTGTATCACTCATTACTTGTAGTGAATAATAGAGGCTTGTTTGCGGAGACCGTAGCCACTCTTCGACGAATGCATTATCGTAGGTTACAGAATCACTCCAAGAGTTGAAACTATATCCATGAAGAAGTCCTGTAGCGTCTAGCATCGTCATGATACCATCTGCCACTCGTTTATAATTTTCCCAGCCTACTTTACTTGCAATCTCTACGTCACCATAGTTGTAAGTTTGTACTCCGAAAGTACCTGAGTCGCGATCAACTGTCTGCGAGATAGGTGGAGCGATTTCTGGTGTGCAAGTATAGCCATCCAGATCCACGCTTCGATAACTGCAACTGGCGGTTGGAGCGATAGCAAAGGCTCGAACCATATTATACTCGCGAGCGATTGTGGCTGCTTGGTCAATTCCTGAAGCAATTTGAGAGACAAGTTCATAAGATGCAGATCGGATGATTTCACCATTGTTATATTGATCTAACGCTCTTCCAAATTGTTCGTAAGTTACTCCGTACCTCCGTAGGAGATTTGCGAGGCCAAGCATTCCGAGTCCCACCTGTCTATCAACTTCAGGCGGGAGGTATTCTCCAGAATCTCCGACAGCTGTCCTACTATGTAGGTTGCACAGCTCGAACATACCTTCAACAAATGCTCGTGGGATGTCGTCGAACTCACAGGCTCCAAGATTGATATGCTGTAATAGACAGGTACCTCGTGATGGCAGGTATACTTCGAGACAGACGTTACCTCTGATGCGCTTTCCTTCATTGTCATATTTTACTTTGTTGAGCCAGATGTCACCTGATTTGATTCCATGTAGTAGTTCTTCCTTGAACGTACAATCCTGCCACCACTCTTCAGTGATGTTGATGCATCGTTTAACCCAAGGTAGTTCGGATCTATTAGCAATGATAAACTCCCTAGCATCAGGATGGGATAGGTCAAGGTGAAGAACAATGGCACCGTTTTTGTAGATCCCACCACGTCTAAGTATTTCATTTAATGATGAATAAATTTTACCAAAACTTACAGGACCAGAAGCAGTAACTCCTGACTCTCTTGTGTAACCTTTAGGATCAAGTTTAGAAAGATGGATAGCACAACCTGCACCATACCTAAGAGCATGTGAGGCAAACCTCCAGCTTGCTTCAATACCATTTGGTCCTTCCATTTCATTTTCAACTACAAACACTGTGCAGCTGACTGGTAGGCGATGTGTAGGATCATCAATCCATGATTGTACCCGCCCTGTGCGGGAGATTAGATTAGTCATTAGTTGTCTTTTTGTTTTAGTTGTGTCATGAGTTGTCCTCCTGTGTTGGCCGCATTGCTTCTATTAAGTCATTCTCTAAACTTTTCCATTTATGCTCCACCAAAAGTCTTGTGCTCGGATGCGATCATCTAGACGATAATCAGAATGATTGATAAGACGATACCAGTGCCAAAATGGTGTGTGGGCAATAGGTTTGAAACCAATCACCCATCTATTCAGAAATCTCGGTAGATCCATCATCCAACTCCACATCTGCTGTAAGATCCTTCAATCTATTCATCATTACTTCATCCATAGGGATGAGTTCTTCCTCACCACGCTCAATACGATCCACCATTTCCATCAAATGTTCAAGAAACTCTTTTGGTAGTGTGTCATCTTTACCAAGGTAAGACCAGAAGCAGTCATTACACTCTTCAAAAGGATTATCATAGAACATGAGAGCGTAATCCTTCCAGTTGCCAGTCATCAGATCACCCCAGTTTTGGAATGAATGTTTGATGCTCCGCCAACCAGACATCCAGCAGTGGTTGATCCAATAGTCCCACCAACTCATCTTAGTCATTGTTAGATTGTTTTAAATTTGCTGGTTGCATTAAATTCAACTCTGTCTAGTTCCAGAATTTGCTTAACGTGATACTGACGCCAGTCGTCTAGTGCTAACAGGAAGCCAGCAAGTAAATTGTCGCTGAATTCAGGTGAGTCATGTTGAACATCAGCAATCAAGTCTGCAAATTGTTCTGCGTAAAACTCCTTTGTGCCATATGCTCTAGTCATTTGTTTGTTAGATCCTTTAAGTTTGGAGGTTTGTAATTTGGCCCTTTTAAGACCTTACCGTCTCCTCTGTAGATAGGCTTGCCGTCTTCTCCTAGTTTGGACATGTTTGATTTATGAACACGATCCATAGCTTCATCTAGATCCCAGCCTTCATTAGCAGCAAACTGATAACAAACATAGACAAGATCGCAAAGCTCTTTCAGTTGTTCGTGTGCATCTTTTAAATGAAAAGCTTCGTGAAACTCTGACCATTCTTCATCGATCAAACATTTCTGGATCAGCGTCCCATTCGGTGAATTGACCACCGAGTAAGCGTCCCGGAACTCTTTTGCTTGACTCAAGAGAGTTGTCCCAGTCTGATTGTGTTTTGTCGAGTTCATGTTGTAGGTAGTGAATTGCTTTGGCTAGGTCTTTTCTTTTATCGCCTTTGTATTCACAACGGCAGATGTATTTGACAGCATTAGCTTGGAAGAAACTTAAGTTTTGGTTAACGATAAAGTCTCCTACTTCCCAGTTGTTTCCGTAGTGTTCAGGTGATTGGGCCATTGTTTAACTAGGTTGGATACGGTGTTAGCAAGTGCAAAGTTTTGACGTTGCAGTGCCATGAATAAAGTAATAATATCTGATTTATTAGCTTGAGGTAGTAAGTCTTCAAGCCTTCTTATTTTGAACTCCTGCTCCACTGTCAACTTTATAATCGGAGGAGGGGGTAAAAAGGATGGGCTGTTTTGCTCTCCAGTCATAATCATCGTTAGTAAGGATCTTTGCAAGTCTTGCGTTTTGCAGTGCTATGTCTTCACCAAGATCCTTCTCGGCAAATGCATCCACAACTGTTTTCCAAGTGTAGCCTTTGTCTTCAAATAAAGCAACTGCTCGTTTGATTCCAATACCAGGTACACCACTGTAGCCATCTGTCTGGTCACCTGAAAGCGTCTGTACGAGGTGCCAGCGTTGTCCCTCAGCTTCTTCCACATTCACGGTTTCATCCATGTTGTAGAGCGTTCCAGGTATCTGTCGCATGTCCTTGTCAGGACTAACGATAATGTTACCAGGATATTTAGTAGCGTAGATACCCATACTATCATCAGCCTCAAGAGTCGGTAGTATTACTACTTCGTACTCATCTTTGAGAGCATTGATAACACGTTTATATCCACAAGGTTTCTTACGATTACGATGTCCCTTATAAGCAGGCATAATCTCCTTACGAAAGTTAGTACTATCACTAAAGAAAAGAACTACTTCAGGTACATCCCACATGAACTGATTTTTAATTTTATTAAGTTCACGTTTGACTGATGCGTATGCTTCACTGAATTTGCTGACAACTAAAATTACATCATCACCAAAGTCAACTTCTGACTCTGCACCGGCACATGCCTTATAAACAATGTAATCTGCGTCAACAAATAACTTCATTTACCTTGGCCTCTATATTTTTTCTTACCTTTTCGTGGTTTACTATGCAAGCCGTTACCTTGACGGGTTTTCTTTGATGTAAACGGGACTACGGTTTGTACTCCCATCATTGATTTACTTCTCATTAGTGGGTTTCACTCCAGTTTTTTCCGGTTTTTGCTTCTGCGTCGATTCTGATTCTGAGTTTGTAATATTCTCCAGCTGAGAGACTGCTAAATACCAAGGATGTTGATAAGTCAGCTGTCTGTTCAGGGGCACACTCGAATTGCAATTCGTCATGTATGAAAGCTAGTTGTGAACAACATAAATTTAATTCTTTGATGTTTTGTTGATTGATGACCATCCAACGTTTTGCTAGGATAGCGGAGTTACCTTGAAGGCAGTAGTTTAACGCTTTATGCGGGCTATCCACCATAATTTTTCTGCCATCGATAGCTTTGATAAATCCTCGTTCTGAAGCTTTCTTAATAGCCTCCAAGAGTTTATCGAGTCCATCAATTGCATTAATATATGCTTCTCTGATTTCCTTACCTTTCTTCTTAGCTTTTGTGGATGAAAGAAGTTTGTCATAGCTGTGTCCAATTTTTTCGTCACCTGCACCATATAGGAATGCATAAGTTACCGTCTTAACTAATTTCCTAGAGATACCTATCTTGTCAGCATTTACTTGATGGATGTCTCCGTTAAGTAAGATGTCTGCATATCGTCCATCATCATATCTGGCAAGGAAATGAGACAACATACGTAACTCAATCCCAGACAAATCAGCAGCGACCATGACTTGACCTGGAGTTGGTAAGAAAAGTTCTCTAAATCTGGAGTCACTTGGTACTTGAGCAAGGTTTGGGTTTCGATGAGCGCATCTAAAAGTTGAAGTAGCAACAGAACAATGATGATGGATTCTACTAGCAGTCGTACATAGCTTCAGCCAAGCGTTCGTGCCTTGCGATAGGAGACCAAGCATTTTCTGAACCGTCAAACATTTCAGGAACATCATAGAAACTTCTGACCCAATCTCCTTCAGGATCGGTTCGTCTATAATAGGCTTCCCAGTGGCAGTCAGTTGGGTCGGTTTCCATCCATAAAAGGTCGTAAGTATCCATGCTTGATGATCTCGTGATGTAGGATTTAATTCTTTAAGGCGTGTAAGTGGAGCGTCTTTGACATAGCCTTGGGTCCGATTATCTCGCTTAGGAGTAAATACTGGTCCGGCAACGTAAGGATGCCTGTCACGTAGTAGTTGATAAGTTTCTTCAAGCTCTTGTCTGAGAGTTGATGCAAGTTGCCATGCAGCGCGTTCATCAAAATACCATCCATTAATTTCCTGCTTAGTTAGTAAGATTGCTACGTCATGTTCAAGTTTCACCCACTCGGGCATAATGATTTTGTTTGGTATAGATGGCATGGCAGTTAGCGCAAAGGACTTCGCATTTCGCGATCTCGGCTTTGATTGTTTCTAGTTTTTTGCGTTTGTTTTCTCCAATGTTGAAGGACTTTTCATCAGGATTAAGGTGATTAAATTGCAGAGCTTCAGGGTGTTCGTTGTAACCACACCGAGCACATCCTGCTTCTAGCTTCACCTCGTTTAAATAGTTCTGTCGTTTGTTCCGTTGATGTTTGTGATTGCAATCAGTAGAGCAGTGAATCTGAAAAGATTTTTTTGGTATAAATACTACTCCACAGTGGCAAGTTTTTTCTCGAAGTGTTTCCATAATTTTGTTGTTACATTTACGTCTTGTATCATGTAGTCTTCCATTTCTGGTGACCATTCTTTCCAATCGGTATCTTTACAGTAATCACCTTTAGCTTCGTCAAGGCGATAACCCCAAGCAGCTAGTGAATGTGACCCGTAAAGTTTAAGCGGCATACCAGGCCAAGTCTTTTGTTTGTCAATCTCTATTAAGTTCGGGTGATAAAGACGGCTAAGCAAAAGAGTGTCCAAGCAATCACCAATACGTCTAAACCATGGATAAAACTTGTTGATGATGCTAAGGTCATAATTAATAATGTTATGACCGACAATATAAGGAGCATCTTCGAGGTATTGGATACCACGAACGATAGGTTCCGTTGCTGATCTTTCCGTAGCTGACGTAAACGATTGATCATTAAAGACCATTGTTTTTTCAGTTTCGGTGTCGTAGATGCAAAGACAGTGGATTTTGGTAGCATCATTTAATAGTCCGTCTGTTTCTAAATCAAAGAGTAGCATTCAACGTCCGTGCCATTGGTATGTTTTATCAACAAACTTAGCACGTCTTACTGCCTCCTCAGTAGGAGGATTAGGCTTATGCAGTGTTAAATCAATACGAAACTCTGTACCTTTTTTAATGAATTCTTCATTCATAGCTTCGTAATCAGAAATCTGTTGTGGCGTCAAACTCTGCTGGTGCTGTAGTTTCATTGAATTTACAAGTAGATAGGTTGTAGTTTAATCGACAAGCAATGCCTGTTTCCCCAGAGTAGCGATTCTTGAGAACTCTAACAATTGTATCAGAGTGTTTAGTTTCACTCTGTTGATTTCGTTCGAGTCCAATAACTGCATCGCTAAGTTGAGCGATTGCCGCACTTCCTCTAAGTTGTCCGAGTGTAACACGCGCACCTTCTTCATGGTTTTGATCGGATGATCCCCGTTTTAAATGTGATACTAAAAATAATACGATACCAGTTCGTTCAACAAGTGAACGTAACCGTGTCATTGTTTGATCAATCATCCGACGTTCATCACCATCAAGACCACTCATTAGAATGGATAGGTGATCAAGGAAGATGATCTTACAATCAAGACCTGAGGCTAAGTATTCAATCCTGTTATAAATAATATCAGGATCAAAAGAACCAAAGCCATCAAAAAGATAAAGGTTCCAGTTATTAATACTGGAATCAAACGCTTTTGTAAGTTCGTCATGACTATGTTCTCCTAAGGCTAGGTTCTTACCCACAGAAGCAGACATCAAACCTAAAGCTGTACGGCGGTTTGACTCTTCAAGTGCCAAGTATCCAACCCGTTCTCCGTTCGATAACAAGTGAGCAGCCAAGTCTCGACACACGGACGACTTGCCTTGGCCTGATCCTGAAGTAATTGTGACAAGCTCTCCGCGCCTAATCCCGTGAAGCTTTGACTGTAATCCTTGAAATGGGTAGTCATAGTCAGCTGGTGGTTGTGGTGTTGTAACTAATTCAAGTAAAGATTTAGCATCTACAATACCATCAGGTCTGAATTCTTTACGTTTAAAGAATGCATCATCAATAGCTTTGTAATCGCTAGCTTGTAGTGCGTCTGAGAGGTCTTTGTAAGCCTCTAGGCGGGCGATGTAAGCCCTACCAGGTGGTAATACACTCGCAGCCTCTTCAGCAGCCTTCTGACCGGCTTCATCTGCATCGAACCAAAGTAGAATTTCTTCATAACCTTGAAGGAACTCCAAGTTCTTTTGAATTGCTTTCTTAGCTCCTGCCGCACCACTAGGTAATGATACTACAGGCCAAGTTGGGTATAGCTCTGCATAAGACACACAATCTAGCTCACCTTCTGTGATGATTATACGCTTACCACTACTGCCCCATAAATGTTGACCAAAGAATGTACCAGGTGTTTCTCCTTCATAAGTAAATTGTTTGTCTTTAGTTTTTATCTTAGCACCTTTTACAATGCCAGATGGATCGTGATAGTAAAACCTTAGCTTGTCCCCATCACGATATACTTTAAATTTCTCACAAGTCTTCTGACTGATCTTGCGTTTCTGCAGCCGTTCGGCTGAGCCTTTGATCTGCACAATAGAATTAGTGTGAATGTGTGTTGTTATTTCTTGCCCATCAGTGTAAGTATGACATACAAAACAATAGCCATGGCCATCTGTATAGATACTATTACCATCAGATGAGCCACAACTATTACATGATTCATGTCTTACAAACTCAGAGGAGCCAGTCGATTGGGATGTTATGGAAGGAAGTCCACGGTATGTTATGTTTGTCACACCATTTAGCGTATGTCGTCTTTGATCCTTTACTAATTTTATTATATGGTGCTTGAAAGACCATACGTAAATCAAGTTCAGGGTGTTGTTCTTTTACGTTCTTGATCTTACGTCTGTCTTCAGCTTCCCAATAACCTTTACATTCTAAATATATCCCATTAGGTAATAGAAAATCAGGAGTGTAGATATGCTGGATGATATATGGAACCTTAGTAGATTCATATTCATACTTAACACCCAGCTCACACATAAGATCAGCAACGCGCTCTTCAAGTCCTGATCGGAATGCCACTAGAAGTCTTCCTCAGTGCTCTCAGATGGCGTTACATTAGGCTCACTAGCCTTGAACCCTTCAGTCTTACCAAAGAGTGCTGCAACGTTTTCTGCTGACATATCACCGGTATCTACACCAGCTGATGCATTGAGAGACACCAGTTGTACACCAACCAATTTAAGGCTTGTTCCATACGTAACTCCATCACGGAGGATGTAGGGTTTTTGGTAGAACGCAAGCTTAACACGACTACCAGCATACAAAGGTGTATTATCATCAGCAATAACTGTCCCTTCAGTATCGACAACAGGTGGACGAGATTCTTCATTCCAAGAGAACTTAACTTTGTATTGTCCTTCAGTAACTTCTTCCCAAGGTTCAGGCTTAAGAGTAGAACGCTTAGGGTTCTTTAGTTTAGTTTCAGCCCACTTAAGGGATTCAACTCTATCATCTTCTAGTGCATCAACCATTGATTGATCAACTAGAGCAGCAAGTGAATAACCAAACTTGCTTGGTTTCAGTACAGCTTGATAACCTTCAAGGATTACAGGCTGTGAGGTTTTGTGGATTAGACGTGGCATTAGTTTTATACAGTGGTGGATAAATGGGAGAGATACTTACTCAACAAAAGAAGTAGGTACTATCTATAACTGAAGATGGTTCTAGATCTCCGATAATGGGTGGGTCAGACTCTGCTCCTATTTGGTTAGCGAAGTCTTGCAAGTAATTGTGTTCGGCAAAGAGGTGCATATATGTTTCTCGTACAATTGCACTGAGAGAAGACATGTCGGTAGCACGACACAATACAGAATCATGAATGAGAGCGATCGGTGCATTGAAAGCCAATGCGCTGAAGTGGAGCAAGGAGGCATCGAGTGAATGTATTAAGTTAGGTGCTGTTGCGTTCTTATGATGTTGTTTGTCAACCTTGTCACTATCTTGTGTAGCAACAGTAAGTTTACAATCACCCATCAATTGCAATTCAATGCGTATTGTTTCTTTCTTCATGAGTTTTTGAGTTACAACAAAACCCGATGGTGTAGACCAAGTTAGTTCTGTTTTACCCAAGTCAATTGCCTTAGCAACCTCAGACTCAATCCAACTCATGACAGCCATAGGACCAGGTACGACCTCATCCATAGCATTTCTAACAGCGATGACAGTTTTTGTCAAGTCATCTTTATCAATCTCAATACCCTTTTCTTTTAGTGCGTCCTTGATGTACCCACGATTAGAGAAAGGTTTTGCATTGTAAGGTACGGTCATTACAACACGTTTTACTACCTTTCTATCCATATGATTACGAATAGAACTAGGGCAGAAAGGAGTAGCAGCAATAGCGACGACAGCATAAGCATCCTGTGGTTTATCAGACGGTAATACGTTAACTAGACTAGCAGTATTCTTATCTTTAGCAAGACCTGCTAATATCTGTAACCCACTACAAGTAGCGTCTGTAGCTACAGGCAAGCTTGTAAAATGACGATCACACTTAAGCACACAATGATAATACTCATCACATGCTGCAAGAAATTGCCATGGTTCATCTGCTGCTTCCCAGTCGTGAATGTGTAAGATAGGATCATTAGCGACACAAGTTATAAGATGAGTATTATTCTTTACCCAATCTAATCTTTCTTGCATCGTAGCTTTATCTAGACCATAAGTAGTAGCTACTTGAAATGCTAACCAGTCTTCAGCTTCAGGAGTCATGTAAGCTGGTTCAGCAAAAGACAATAAACTTTTTCCAAAGTCTGTGTCTTGTGGTGTTAAGAATGCAGGAATTGGGTAAGCTCTACCTCTGTAATCAAAAGACCAAGGAATAAAGAATTTATCTTTACTCTTAAATCTTTGTACAGCTTCCATTGTCATTCTTGTTCTACATGACTTCTTAAACTCTTGAGCTTGTAGATTGTAAACTTCAGCAGCTTGTCTATTATAACTATGACGAGCTTCTTTATTAGTTTCTATATCTACAGGTTTAGGAGGTAAGTCATGATGAATGATAGGGAGAAACTTACCGACAGCTCGTTCCAATCTATCTAGTTCTTCCGCTACACCCACAGTAAAGGGGTTTAGACGATAAGCAACCTTCTGAATTCGATTCAAGAACTCAATAGGTCTCTCTCCCTGTATACGGGTCGGATCGCCCCTTCGTACCATATCATGACCTTTCATTACCTCATTTAAGATGTAACCGCCGTGTACAATACGCTGATAAATGCCATCTAATCCATCAACTGCTGACTCATATTTCCAGTCATTAGGTTCAATGAGCATTGGCCATGCAAGTGGGCTGAATAACTCAGCATCACGCATTACTGCGTCCTTGATCTCAAGAAATTCTGGAGTTGGTACAACGTACTGGACAGTTTTTCTGCCTTCTCGTTGTATGTCTTTTGTGAACCACCCGCTACTTTGCATAATGCAGTCAAGTAACCAGCCTCCAAGTTTAATGCGATTAGCTCTGCCCCATGTTTTCCATCGTTTAACTTCATAGCGATTCATCAAAGTACGGATTACAACTATTTTTTGTTGTGTTCCAATTGAACGATGCCAATAGTTTTCTTTTAGTGTGTGTAATAAACCTGGTGCATGTTTTTCGTAGTGACGCATTTGGCATTCCTGCTCAACAGCAAGACCAATAGCATCACACACATTTATTGCTTGATTGCTTTTATCTTTATACGAAAAGACTTTATCAAATGTTAGTTTAACAGCTAATGCAGCAGCAGCCAAAGGCTCAACATCAACAAGATACTGTTGTATCTCTTTGAATGATGCACCTGTTTTACCTTCCTTTATCCTGTTGGTAGTGTCTTCAATACGTGCAACCACAAGAGGCAACAAGGTATCAATAGAAGCAGCTCCGTAAACAGTAGCAGACGCATAAGATTTGTTCTCTAAGTCGTAGGTGTTTTTGTGTAAACGCTTGAGACCTTGTGAAATAGCATCACGCTCAAGCTGGATCTGCTCGTCGATCTGTGCTGGTGTTGGCATTAAGCATGTGTCCTCCAATCTTCTTCAAAATTGTCCCAACCAGTTCCTGCGTCCTTGTTGAATGTGGTTTTGATTTGTAGCACAGGGTAGCATTGAGCTAGTTCAGGATAATCCTCACTAAACTCTTCAAATTGGTCAATCGTAATCAAGCTCATTGTTGGGTGAAATAAAGTAGTGTAGTTGTGCGTCAGTGCAGACAACAAACTCGTTGCCGCTCTTCATTAGTTTGCTGATCTTATTCTCAGCAGCATGTTGTTTTTGATAGACATACTCTTTGATCTTACCTTTAGATGTTGTCTCTCGTATCATACAACATATTGAACTAGGTAACTCCCAACCACTAAGTTTCCACTCAGCAAACTCTTCAAAGGTTGGGGCATAAAGAAATTCATCAGGAACTTCTTTCCATTGTTTCCAGTTGTTAGGATAGTAAGGTTTTTTACCACTCATCATTGTCCAAATAAACATCCTTTAAGTATTCAGAGCCGCCGGACAATTCAGCAGCAGCCCATATAGCGTGCTCTGAATCGGGTGCTAATAACCATTGCACCTGACCATCTGTTGTGGTGTAACGCCAAGTTTTAATCGTCTGTCTTTTTAGCATTTGTTTTGGAACGTGTGCGTGGTTTAGTGGGAACTGCGTCCTTGATGAATGTGTCACGTTTAGCTAACTCTTCATAAATTGCAGTCCATTTATGATTAGGATAGTGATGAAGAAAACATAAGATAGCATTTTTGATGAAGTAATCATCATCAAATGATTTAGATTGCATAATTAGATGATGTCGTCGGGTTTAATGTACTGTGCCTTCAGAGCCTCTGTACGCTCTTTAAGCTTCTTTAGTTGTCTTTGTACCCACAGCGTTTGAAAGCCTGCTGTAGGGGCATGTGGAGTGCTTGTAGGACGTGTGCTTGGGTGTGTATCATGTGTCATTACTTCTTACCGTAGTAGCGTGAGGTGATACGATTGGAACGTTGAAATACTGTTGCCGTGGCAAATAAGCCTAACATGCCGACAACAGCTAGGATGATAGTGGTTTCAGTTGGCATTAGTCAGCATCTCCAGTAATAAAACAAAGGTGTTCATAAATTGAATAATCTAGATTATCAAACACCCAAGAAAGAACTGATTCTTTTTGTGATGTTGTGACTAGATGTTCTAGTTCTTCAATGGATGTGGTTTCAGTAGGCATCGTTAACATAGTAATACTCCTCTTTAAAGTCTTCAAAACTCATTGGTTCTACATAATCGTCACCACCATGTAATGGTGTTGGATCGTGGTCCGATAAGTAACGCTCATAAGCGTATACTAAATGAAGTTCAAGCAAAACTGCGTCCTTGATGAATGTGTTGTGTATGTGAAATTCCCCCAGTATTTGTATTAGTAATACTGAGGGATTACGATTAGTTAATAATAATAATTAATTAGGGTTGTTTGTAAACAAACCACAGTAAGTTAGTAATAACTAACACTAAAAGTTACGATTGAAGAAATAGTATTCACTATCGTGATAGATTGCAAAGTAATCATATTGCATTGTTTGATGCCATACCATTTCCCAATCGATTGCAGTCTGTAGAAATACTGGCATTGCTTCAATCTGTTCAGCGTAGACATCACTTAACAAGTCCTCACAGAATGTTGACTCGTCACGATAACAACCAGAGTAGGCATCATCTAAGTTCTCCTCAGTATTAATACCATACCCTTCAAGTTCTTGGATGATAGTGTCAACTTTAGACACGCTGTCGATGTTAAACAACTCGCTTACGCGTTGTTGCATGTCAGTCAAAGTAGTAGTTGTCATAGTGTTGTGAATGTGTTGTTTAATTAAAGACAATAAATCAGCTGAACGTTAGTGAAGCATTAGCCGACGACTGTAGTTAGATTACCCTTGCAGTAAGCATTAACAAACTTACCGAATGATGTGATCTCTCCAAAGAAGACATCAATGATTGCTTCCTCGCTAACATTATCATAAAGATATGTCTTAGCATTATTCTTGAATTGTACCATCACTTGATTGGTAGATGGATTCAAAAGGATGTTACGAACAGTGGAAGATTCGATGGTGTTAGGCTTGAAAAACATGGTAATAATTGGGTGAATGAATAGGTGAGTTCGTAGAACGAACCCATAGTTAGTTGAAAAAAGTTAAACTCAGACAGTAGCAAACACGTAGTCTTTGTTAAGATTAAACACAAGTGAATGAGTTGCGTTACTGTTAACACAGTTACGATTGAACCAGAATCCAAGAGACATAGATTTGTTCAACTCAAGGTTAAGCAATGCACGACGTGATACATTGTAATATGTGTAGAACTTACCATCTTTGAATTGTACATCACACGTACCACGAAGTACATTTGTGCGAATGTAGCTGATGAATGAAGATGATTGATATGTGAACATGTGTATGTGAAATAAAGGGTGAATAGTGCGCACGCAGTGCGTGCACTAATGGTAGACGTGAAGTCTACATCTAACCAAACAAATGGCTAGAGGTAAACATCAATAGCGTGCAATCTCTGAAAGAATTGAGTTAGAGTCGAAGTCGTGATGCATGGCGTTGTCAGATGAATCGCTGTAAGCGTACATAAACTCAGACAAAGGATTCTCTTCGTCTGTGCCAGTCTCAACTATAAGCTCAGCATGAGTCATAGCGTTAAGATAGTCAAGATGCTCATCTAATGTGAAGTCATCGTCAGTTGGCTCAACGTCATGCATGAGTTGGATGTACTCAGCTTGCAAAGCATCGACAAGCTGTTGGTGTGAATAGGTGACGACTTCGTCGCCATAGTCAGTTGGAAGTGTTTGCATGAATTAATGATAGCAGATGAAGGAGAGGAAGTCAAGCAGTAGTGGACAGAGTTGCGAGTGTCACACGAGTGACGACTCACGTTGTAACATTGGTTCATAGTGGTTGATGGTATGTGTGTTCTGTCGAACCACTTATTTCATGATGTTGAATACCGTTAATCTTACTTGGTTTGTTACGCTTACCCTTTGGCACTTTGTTACACCATAACAATGTCTTCATAAGGTGGCGTGAGACACCACTAGGTTTGTCGTTGAGCGTGAATGTGACTTCTTTGAGTTTCATATTAGTTGAAGATAAACGTTGAACAATCACATGCCAAGACACCATAATCAATAAGATCATGATACTTTTCAAAACGATTATCATCCTTTACTTCATAACAAAATAAACCTTCGTTATCAGCTAAGAACTGATCAATAATCTTACTGTACTCCTCATCGTTGATGTAATCTAGTATACTCCAATCATTGTTAATTAAACCGCTCGCAAGTTCAGTCGGTAGTGTATACTCTGTTCGCATGTGCTCTCCCTTTGTTTGTATGAATACAATATAGCACATCCTCAAAGAATAGTCAACCCCTTATTACACCAATTTCAATGAACTCATCATAACTCACGATCCAATCAGATATACTTATGTCACACGATTAACGCACGTTAATGACGCTAACACGTAACGAGTTAGTGTTACTTAGCAAAGGCCAGACAGATGTTTTGAGAATCATTATCGTTATCGTTAATTGATACTGATACGAATTCGTATCGTAACACATAGATCGTGTAATCCTGTCGCTATCTAACATTAACCCGCTCGCGCTACGCGCTCGCTTTCCCCGCATGATTACCACAGCACAATAATATTTTACATGGGCAATCGTGCGGGCGGAGTGAGCGTAGCGAACGGAGCTAATTAATTGTTTATACTATTTATTGTTATTAATTTCTAATTCTTTATACCCCTATGGGGGATTAATTGTTAATTCTTATTAAAAACTAGTGCTGAAACATTTTTGTCATTTTTTTACGAGGTTATCCAACCCACTCGTTCGCTACGCTCACTCCTTCGTTGTGCCCTTCACTCACTCGGGTCGGCCACATTGCTTCTGCTACAAGAGGAAAATTAGTTCTAATCAACCCCTGAACGCCAGTTGCAATCAATTGATGTTCAAGTTGAGTCCCGTTAGCGCATCTTAGCGCAGTATAATGCAACCAAGAGCGTAGAGTACCGTTCATATAAAGTTTAGTAGGTGTAGAGAGTGGTAGGACATCTCTTGCACATTCTTTAGCGACACCAGCGGCTAACATTTCGTTATAAAGCTTAAGGGATTGATCAAATAAGTCTTGAGTACGTATTTGAAATTCTTGTTGAGTATATTCATTAAGATCATCAATACTATTTTGTCTATTTGTTGTATCTTGACGTCTAAAGTTAGGAAGTGATGGCGTGTTAACGACTTGAGCGTACCTTTGACTAAATTCTTGAAAACTAAAAGATCTATGTCTTAAGATTTGACTAGCAACACTTCTGGTAGTGTCAATCTGTACACACATATTAACCATTTCAAAGGGTGACCAATGATTATGTTTAATAAGATATTTAATTAATTTAATACAATCAGGATTATCTTGATTATCTGGGTTAGATACTCTAGCCATATAAGCTATCAATTGTTCAGCATCAGGTGTTACATGAACAAGTTCTACGTTATGCATACAGTAGTATAAGTTGTGGTGGGATTAATAAAGTTTGGTCTTTGAAGTTTAATAAGTTCTCACGGGATTCATCAAAAGATTAAATATAATATTAAAATATAATATTAAAGGAGGTGTTTATAAAGAATGAAGAAGAGGGAGATGTTTGTCTTTGTGTCTTTGGATCCTCCTCACGCTTCATTAGATAAAGGAGGAATGAGAGCTTGGTCTCGAATTCCTCCCTTTTCGGAGAGTCGGGTCCACCCTTCCCTTCCCCCCTATACGGGTCGGACCGCGAGAGTCCAGGCTACGACTGGCATCTTGCTTAACTTAAACCCAGTGGTGCGCTAGCGCGACACCCAGGTAGGTATTGAGTTTTTAGAATTACCTTTAGCTTGTTGTCGTTGTTCTAAATTCATACCCATAACGAGATGATTAGCAGAGGCTTGAGGGTCATCAATCATCTCTTCAATCATTGAATTCCACTCATCACGTTTACGATTTTTAATAGCCTCAAGGGCAGAGATACCAAGAGCATCTGTATAATATTGTACACCTTGAGCTAACGCATCTATTCTATCGTCGTGTCTAATTGCACCTTTTTCACGACACATCCTAGACATTTGATAAAATAACATGTATAACAAACGTTCTTCAGGTGCAGCTTGTGGGTTAGATTTAAAGTCCCATTCAATTACAGAACGATCAATAACAAGTCGATGTTGATTAAGGACAGGTTCAAGGGAATCAATAATTCGATCTTCTTTTCTAACATTTGCCCGAACTTCTTCAATATCTATACCTTGTTTAGTTTGCGCCATATGTTTTTTAAACAATTCAGATACAATACCGTCACCAAAATTAGTTTCAATTAGAAGTTTAGTAACGCCATATTTTTTACAACCTTTTAGAATATCAAGTAATGTATTGTCGGAGTATCCGTCTCGGTAAGCACGCATGTCGTGCAAGTACAGGAAACCGTTGCGTTGGGAGATATAAGCTGCTGCTGTTTCATCCGAGCCACGACCCGACGGATCAACACTGCAGATTGTTTCTTGGTAAGGATCCCATGTTCCTTGTAACTGCATTGGAGAGTAGAAATAGTCTCCAGGGAGTCCAACAGTGGGGAGGTCTTTGATAACGTTTTGTGGATCGGAGCACCAAACAATGGATTCGGGAGCAGTAGAGGGGTTAACGCTAGTGACGATAAGGTCAGAGCATTTAAGAGGAAACTTTTCAGCATCGGATAAACTCGTATCTAACATGAACTGCAACATAAAGTTGCTACGACCCATTGACGCTTCACGTTCAATCAGGTCTTCATTATCAAATCTATCATCAGTTACTTCCCATTGTTCAGCACCACCATCAATATCTTCGACTAGCTGAGGCGCTAGAAGGCCCTCGTATTGTGAAACCTTCCTAGGATACCTAGCAGGCCAAACAAAGGGCTTGTAGGCTCTCTCAGCTAGCTTACGATAGACAGTAAATGTTGTCTGAGGTGTACCAAGAAACATGATACGTGAATCTGGTTTAGGAGTAAGGATAGATTCAGCTTCTGTACATAATTGTAGAAGTTTTTCCCTCATAAATTCTGTCATACTGTTACCTGGTACTTCAATATCGTCCAGGATCATCAGGTCAGCACGACTACCGGTAAGCTGACCAGTAATACCGACTGATTTAACAGAAGGAGCTTGGTGAGGGGAGCAAGCCACATCAAATGAGATACGACTCCAACGGGAGTCATCAGATTTAGGGCGCAAATGAGCCAACCAGGGTGTTTCAATGATTAATTTCTGTAGGAAGATTGACATGTTATCTGCTCGTTCTTTAGAAGCAGATATAATCATTATTTTCTTTTCGGGGTCATTAAATAAAGTCCAAAGAACAAAAGCACCAGTAATCCAGCTCTTACCAACTCCCCTAAATGCTTGGATCTGTAAACGCTTTGGACCATGTTGAAGGTAATCAGCAATTGCATATTGAGCACGTGTAGGGTTTGGTAGATCTAGTTCACTCCATAATGCTTGTAGGAATAGCTTGAAGTCGTCCTGTAGTAGATTTAATGTTGAGGGCTGGCTCAAAGTAGTTGATGAATTCTTGTTCTTTGTCATTTAATTGTTCTATTGGGATTGGCATGTACCGGATAAAATCACCACCTTCTCTCAAACAAGCAAGTGCTTTATGGTGTTGTCGCCATCGTTCTTTTAAATTTTTTGATTGACCCACGTAAATACATATATCTCTTCCACATCTTGCAGCAAATACTGCATAAATACCACTTATTGCAGGTAGATGTAAATCAGCATAATAAAAGTCTACGTAAGCCCAATTTTTAGTTGGGTCCATGTATAATTGTATAGTTAGCGTGTAGGGGGTTAGGAGGGCTTGTAGAGGCTTCTAGGGGCCAGGAGCGTTAAATAACAAACTAGCACCACCTTTTAATATATTTAAACCAACTCCTAATACTGCTGCACCTGCACCAACTACATAAGGTGTAGCTGTTTCTACTCCTTCTGATATACTTTCCATAACAGTCGGTGCCATTTGCACTTTAGGTGTAACAGGTGTTTCTGGTAGTTGAACAGGTTGAGAAGGTTGCAACTTAGGTGGTGTATAAGAGCTACCACCAGGTAAGATTGTAGGAGTTATTTCTTGTTGTTGAAAACCACCAAGAGCAGGCATGTTAGCCCGTGTCATGATAGCGTTTACGTTTAACTTAGCACTACCACCAGATTGTAAAAAAGGTTCATAGATATAATCATTACCTTGTAAGTCACCTTTACGTAGATTTTCTTTAGGTTGCATCAACCCTATATTCCAAGGTGCATTAGAAGGACCACCTGCAGAAATAGGAATACGATGATCAACGTGTAATCCACGTCTCTGCGCCTCTTCGTAATAATTATCAACCATCATATTTTCAATAGATGATAATTTAATTTTTTGTTGTTCACCTTTTCGGGAACGTGCTCCTTCTACTTGAGCTTCATAACTAGCCTGAGGCCAAGATACTGAATTCTTACCAGACAATTTGCCTGTATAAGTTACTCCGTTATATGTATGTTGAAGTGATCCAGCTGGTAATTTTTTTATACCTTTTGCTTTGGCTTCAGCTTTTAGTTTTTTAAAGTCAGCAGTCCATTCTTGAATAATTTCAGGTGGCACTCCTGCAACACTAGCGTTTGGCATAATTAATTAATATACTCCATAATTAGTTTTTCACGGAGTCTATTAACTCCAAATTTATCCCTCATCCACGAGAGGACGGGTGTACTTCCTTTATCCTGATTACATCTGGTACAGGCGCATACAACATTTGTTGCGACATCCTCTCCGCCACGAGCGCGAGGATGAACATGATCGATAGATAATTGACTAAGGTCATAAGTTTTTCCGCAATAGATACAAGTATGGTCAAAGTGTTCCTTAATAGATGTTCTCCAAAGTCTTTTGGCGTCGGAAGAAGTCATAGCTATCAAGTTAAATAGGTAATCGTTAGGGGTAGGAAGTAGTGGGGTCATGCGCGTCCTTTACGTGCTCTGTTTTTTGATGCTGCTTCGAGGAATGTCTTTCCATTTTTTCTGTGGGATACATCCTTGCCATCACCGTTACCGTAAGTACCACGTTTACGGTTTTCTTTATTTAATGCAGACCGTTTAGAGATCTGTAATGAACTTGAATCATATTCCTTTTGATATGATTTATAGTTACCATTAGCGTATTTAGCACCGCTATAACTAGACTTTCGTACCATAAAGTCTCCGTTGTACAAGTTCAGGGTCAACAGTTGGCATAATACTAACTAGCTTATCTAGTGGGCTACCTTCAAAAGCGACACCACTAATATCATTTTTAGCTAACCAATCACAAGCTGCTTTTAAGTCTTGTGTGGAAGCCTCACCCGATTTAATACGGGCAAGGAATTCCTTTGTGACAAGATTATGCAACTCATTAAATTGGTCTTCAGTTGCTTTCTTCTTTGTCATTAGCTTTTGTTTTCTTAGCTTTTACTGGTGTTTTAATCTCGTAACGTGTTTCGTTAGGTTCATGGACAAGGTGTGATTCAGCACGAACTGCTTGCGCTTCTGTTTCATATGTACCCAGTACTTTACTGGTGTATGAATCAATAATTTGATAAGACAATTAAC